TTGATGGAAAGATCTTCTGTTACTGGTAAAGAGGAGTTTAGGTTATTGGGATATAGTCGTGATCCAAGAGTTATAGTATCACAGTCTTTTCCTTTGGATTTACAGATTAATGGAATGATAGTAGAGGTGGCATTTTGATAGAACTAGCAATAGCATCAGCATTAATTTCAGCTAAAGGATATAATGATGCAGCAAGAGCAGCTAAGATGGAAGGTGCTTTAACTGCTCGTAATATAAAGACTCAAGCTAAGATAAGAAAGCTACAAGCCTTACAAGAACATAATTCTATTATGGAAAATCTACAATCATTTAAGGATACAAATGTAGCAGTAGCAGGAACTACTGGTAGAGATAGTGGATCAGATAGATCGTATAAAGCATTATTAAAAAAAGCAGATAAAGATAATGTACAAACTATACAACGAGCAAACTATCAGTCATTAGCTGAGGGATCAAAGTTTGCACAACAAGCACAAATGACACAATTAAAGGCAAGTAATTTAAGTAAGGCATATAGATTAAAAGCATTTGGGTCAATAATTTCAGGTGGTTATAAAGCGAGTACAATGGTGTAATGGCAACATTTATTAAATCAAAACGAACTTCTTTTGTGAATAAACCAGTGGGTGTAGTTGCTGCTGACACTGGTGCAAGGCAACTAGGTCTATCTGTGGCTGAGTTTGGTAACTCTATGCAAAAGATATTTTGGGAAGAAGCTAGGCAAGATGCTGTAAAAGGTGACATAGAAAAAGCAAACACATTAGCTATAAGAGATAAAGATGGTAAACTTACATTTGAGAAACCACGATTTACTCAGGTTGGTGAAGCCAAAGGTAATCAAGTTTTAAACCAAAGATATGGTAATGACATACTTATTAGATCTAAAAAAAGGTTTGGTGAACTTCATGCTGAATATACAAGTGATGGTAAGTTTGATAAAGACGGATTTGATTTAGCAGCAAATGAATATATTAAAGGTCATGTTGATTCTTTTAGAGAAAATGATATGGCAAACTTTATACCTGCATTTTTATCTAAGGTGCAGAATCAGGCAGTATTGCACTCTAATAAAATATTAAATGATAAGATTGCACAAGAAGATAGAATAGCATCTGAAAATGAAAAGATAATAATTGATGAAGAAATACAAGAGTTAGAGGGTTTGTATTATAACTCAAATAGTATTGCTATTTCAGGTGTTGATGCGGAAGAAACAAGAACTGATTTACGAGAAGATATTAAAGAATCAGAGAATGATATATTAGCACGGATAGAGTCATTAAAGGGTAGACCAAATGGATTAGCCGCACCTGCAATAAAAGAATTAAAGAGAAAGATGAGAATTAATTCTTCATTAGGTGTATTGCAATCTATCATTGATAAGAACCCTACAGATGACAAGGCTTTAAAAATATTAGAGATGGCATTTCAAGGTAATACAATAACTGCAGATCAAAAGGCATATTTATTATTAACTGATAATCCAATAACAGAATCAGACCTATTACAAGCTACAAATTTAAAAGATCAATTTACATATACATATTCTGATAGAGCAACTATATCAGGTATATTATCTAATCTGTCAGGTGATGCTGCAGCTAATAATCAGAAACTATCTATATCAATTAAGTCAAAGAACGCATCTGCAAAGCTAACTTCGAATGGTTATCATACTAATAGTAAACCGAGCAGAGAAGAGTTAGAGTTAGGGTTGGAAAATATACATGGACCATTAGACATGAGATCTTTTATGACTATGGATAAGAAGCAATATGAAGCTGTATTAGGTGACTTGAGACGATCAACTATATTGCCACAAAAGTTATATGAAGCATTTAGCAACAAGAATGTTATGTCAATATTCGAAAATCTCAATACTAGTGACAAAAAACGAGTTGCTTTTAGATTGCTAAATACATGGAATACTTTATCCAAAAGACAAGATGTTAGTGGTTTTACATCAGGCAGATATCCTAGTGCTTATAATGATATTGAAAAACGGTTTTCTATAATTAAAAAGATAACAGATATAGGTGGTGAGGATTATCTTTTACCTGCTTTTGAGATAGCAAATATGACACCTGAAACAAAAGAAAATTCAGACAAACTATTAATGAGTTATAATGAACAGTTTGATTTGAATGCAACACAACCTGCTGATGTTATTAATGCACTTCTTACAAAAACAAATATTGAAAAATCATTTCATAAACAGTTCTTTGGTTTTACAAAGGCACTTTTATTTGCAGGTAAATTAAAAGATAAAGATGGTAAGGGTATCGAGTTTTCCGAAGATAATATTGTAGAAGTCTTAAACAATACATTCCTTAACTTATTTGAAGAAGATGAAGATGAAACATTTAAATTGTATGGCAATGTATTAGGTGGCAGAACCAATGTATCTTACAAAAACTATTATAAGAATGATGGTAGTCGTAGATTCTTTACTGATTATGTAAACAATAAATTAGAAACAAGAAGAACATTTACACCTGAATTTAAAGAAACAGCAACACTAATTGAACCTGAAGAATATAGAGCAGGTGAAAATGGTAATGCAAAGTACTTACCTAGTTATGGCAATGAGGGTGGTGCAAGTATGATGTGGACTTTAGTTGATGAAGATAAAGTTCCTATACTTGGATTTGATGGTATGCCTATTACTATTAATACTCAAGATGTTGATAAACAATTAATAAGGTATAGAAACGAGCAAGAAAAAATTATTTTAGCTAAAAACTATAACAGCACTTCTTTGACTAAGAATGATATTGATACAGTTATTAAAACAATAGATCTAAATAAGAATAACTTTTTTGCCATAAAAAATTTACGAGAACAATATGGTGGTATGAACGAACAAATTGATACTAAGTTAGCATTATTAGGTGATGTTGGAGTTGCAGAGTTAGATAGACGTACAGAAGAAGATTTTGACCAGACTATGATTGTACCGAAAGAAAATATGTTTACTAAAGGTCTAAATTATTTAATGGATTTTTTCCAAGATGAAAAGGTAAATATAGATTCAGAAAGTATTCAAAAGAACTTTCCTGAATTGGGTAGTAAAGGTACGCAAAATCCTGCATGGCAGTATGTATATAATCAAACAATTACTGATAAAAATAATACACCTGAAGTTAAAAAAGCATTAACAGAAAACTTCAATGAAGAAGTTGCTATTAATATTGTTGATGATGTTGTCACTGTATTAGGATACTTGGGGGATATTGAAGGCTATGCTTCACATGGATATGCAGATGGTGTTGGTAAAAATGCTACAATATCTATTGGTGCAGGATTTAATATACGATTCTTAACAGAAAGTGATCTAAGTATACTAAGTGAAGATGGTAGAGCAAAGGTAAAAGACTTACAGTCTTTACTAAAGAAACATGATGCAGGTCGTATGACATTATCCGAAATAGAAGAGTATTCAAAGAAACAAGGTATAACAATTACTAATGAGCAATCTCAAGAAATATTTAGAAATAAAGTTACTGAACTTTATAAACAATATACTAATGAGTTTCCAAACTTTACAACATTACACCCTGATAGACAAAGTGCATTAATAGATCATGCTTATCAATTTGGATATGGTCAGGGTGAATTTAAAAAGTATTGGAGAGAAGTTACTGCAGGATTAAATACTAACGATCCTAAACGTAGAGATTATCATTTTATGATGGCAGGATCACATTTAATATACAACTTTAATACTGAAGCACAAGAAGCTATGAGTAATCTTTTTGTTACTGATAAGACTACAGTTGTAAAACAATTTGAAACTTATGGTAAATTTGGCAATGACAGAATATATGATAGGGCAGAATTGCTTGGTTATATAACAGAGAATAGACCATCAAAGTTTGATAAAGCAAAAGTATTTGGTGGTAAGGTAGCTAGAAAGGTAATGAAAGAAGCTAGTGAGTTAATAAATTAAATGTCAGAACTTTTATTTAGACCAATAGATTTTAAAAAATATGAGACAGATGGTACTGTTGACTTTACTCCTATTCATCTTTCTCTGAGAGATAACATTGGTACTGTTGATCCAACATTTTCACAGAGTTTTATGGCAGGATTAAAGTATCAATGGCTTCCTATAACTAATCGTACATCAGAATTGTTTGAGTTTAAAGATATAGACCATGATGATTCATTTAACTTTAAAGATAGAATGAAAGAAGATAATACATATATTTATGCTGAAGAGTTGTCACGAGCAAAGAACAATGAACACTATGATTACATATTAAATAATGTAAGAGCAATAGAGCAGAATAGATCAGTTTATGATAGATCAGGTTTTGGCGGTGCTTTAGTTGCAGGTGTAGTTGATCCTTTAAATATAGCTTTTATGATGCCAGTATTTAATACTGGTATTCGTGCTGCTTGGTCAGCTAAAAGTGCTTTGGGTGTTGGGTACGAAACTGCAAAGGTAGGTGGTATCTTTGGAATTACTGGTGAATTATTACGAGCGCCATTCGATCCGTTCAGTACAGCACAAGAAGTTACAGCTAATATAGCAACGAATACAGCTTTTTCAGGACTACTAGGTGGTGGTGCTAGAGGAGTGGCAAATGGCTTAACTGGTATTGGCACAAAGATAAGAGCAAGAAAAGATCCATTAGGTGCAAGTAATGATATAGAAGAGATTAGAAAGTTAAGAGAAGAAGGTGTTGCTGATGAGGGGTTAACTAAACTTCCGTTAGATAAATTTACATTAATAAGTCGTTTTATACCATCTGAAAAACTACAAAGATTATTATATAAAGATGGAAAGAATATAAAAGAAGCACCTGATTACGTAAGAGAGGCTCATGTTAAAGTTGCATATAATGGTGTAACTCCATTGAAGAAGAACTATCAAGGTGTAGGTGAGCAATCAATAGATATGTTGCAAACAGAGTATGGTGCATTTGGTTTGCAGGTTGAACAATACTGGCGAAAGCTATGGAATAAAGAACTCACAAACTTAGATGGTACTGGTCAGATTGGTGGTCTTGACTATCGTAGTACTAAGATATCTATGGATAGATACATGGGTAAAGGTCAACAAACATATGCAAGTAGTTCTACTGGTGAAATAAAGACACCTACATTTGGTGAGTTTGCTGAAGAAATAATAGAACTTTCTATTTTAAATGGTGATGCTTCATGGAACAAAAGATATTACAAAGATTTACCTGAGTTTAAGAAACTTGGAATACAAAGGCTTGAAGATTTTCTTAGAGACATAGATCAAAGAGGACAAGATGCTAAGTTGTTTCATGATAAAACAACAATTAAAGCTAATATAAAAGAGTTGCAGGATAGAATTGTTGATTATGAAAGACGTATCAAAGTAGAGAAAGATGCTGCATTTAAATCAATTCTTAAATTAAATTTAGAAAACGTAAAAAAGAAAGTTACGTTTTACGAACAATACAATCCAACAAGAAAGAACTATAAGTTCCCATTGTATTACAACAAAGAGTTATTGGTAAATAATGCTGATGCACAAGAAGAACTTACACAAATATTTACAAAACATTTTTTAGATCAAAGTAAAGTTACAAGATGGAATGATAAAACGAATAAGTATGAAGATGTTAGAGTATTTGATAATGCAGTAGGTAGAGAAAACTCAAGGAAATATGCAGAAGAAGTTGTTGATGCAATACTTGAACGAGGTGATGATGCTTATGACTATGGCACTGGCATAGGTAAAGGTAAGCATCTTATGATGCGTGTTACAAATATACCTGAATATAAAGTTATTAAGTTTATTGTTAAAGATCCAAAGGTTATGACTGAGTATTCTAAGAAGATGGGTTTTAGAATAGAGTTTGCAAAGAAGTTTGGTGATGTTGACATTGATGAATTGGTACAGGGCTTTGAACTGCGTATGCAACGAGATGGTTATAGTGCCAAACAAATAGCTGAAATTAAATCTGACTTTCTATCTGACTTTGAAAGAGTTGCAGGTCAAATGGTTAGAGACCCACAAAGAATGGATACCAAGTTTGCAAGAAATCTTAAACGAGTAGCAGGTATGAGTTACTTATATGGTGCAGGTATTAGTTCTCTTACAGAAACACTGGCTATGCCAATATTTGAACATGGTTTTGGTCGTGTGTTTAGGGGTATTGTTGCAGGAATTGATGGTAACTTTTCTAAAATGAAAGCTAATGCTACTGATCTTATGCACATTGGTGAAGGGTTGGAGATGATTAGACCTACTGCTCATCACAGAATGTTACATGATAATTTAAGACCACTTCAAGTGGGTAGAGTAGAAAAGACATTAGAAACAGCAGAGAACTGGTTTTATAAAGCTAATGGTTTAGCACCAATAACAAGTATAGGTAAGCTAATAGATTCAGCTATTCGTATCCCAAAGTTTTATCAACAGTTAAAAGCCTACAATGATGGAACTATAAAGAAACTTGATATTATAGAACTTGCTAGATATGGGATTGACGAGAAATTAGCTAAGAGAATGTTTAATAATGGTGCTTGGCAAGAGACTGATACTGGTATGCCACTATTAAATATACAAGGTTGGTCCACAAAGACATCAGCAGATAGAGAATTGAAACAAGCAGTGAGTACATACTTTAATACTGCATCTCGTAATACAATTATTCATGCTACTGCATTTGATAGACCAACAATGATGGACGGATTTGTTTATAAGAAATGGTTGCCTTATATGAGTAAGATGGGTATTGAACCTGATCCAAGGGCATCAGTAGGTAAAAGAGCCAATGGTACATATGCCTATCCAGTGGCAAGACTCGAGTCAGGCACTATGGCATTTCCATTTCAGTTTTACAATTTTGCATTTGCAGCACATAGAAGAGTGTTAGGAGCATTGATCGATCCTGCTAAACAACACAGATTATCAGGTATGATTGCTTTATTGGGTATGAGTTATGTTACCTTGTCACTGAAGAAACCTGATTGGTGGTTTGAGAATAAAGATTATCCTGAACTTTTGATGAGGGTAGTAGATCATAGTGGTGTTACTGGTTTATATGCTGATATATTTTATCATGGATTAAATGTAGCAGTTGCATCAGGTTTACATGATCCTGATACTAGTTGGCTAAAAGGTAGATATAAAGCAGAGGGTTGGGATACTGCGTTTGGATTTGCAGGTGCATCACCTAATATGATAAGAGAGTGGGTTGAGGGAACAAATGATTTATTAAATGACAGGACAGAAGAAGGATTAAAGAAGATATCGTATAATGCTCCAGTCCTTAGTCTCATTGGTTTAGATGATGATCTTCGTGCATTAGGTGAAAAAGAAAGATTTAGATATTAATAGACATTTGAAACAAAAAACTGTAAAGGTAAAAGCATGACTATAGCATTAAGTGCAAATACTCCACGAGTGAGTTACACAGTTAATGAAGGTGCAAGTCAAACTTCATTCACTGTTCCATTCGTATTTTTTAC